CAAAATACTTCGACTAAGAAAGGTGAATGATGTCTTACGAAGTAAAACAAGCATTGGATCATACGATCAAACAAATTGACGCCAAAGTCAAACAACTCGAAGAGGCCTTAGGAGCGAAATCTGCTAAGACTTACGACGAGTACTGCGGGATGTGTGGGGAAATTACAGGTCTGCTCACCGCTCGTAGATACATCACAGACCTGACGAAGAAAGCGGAGAATTTTGATGAGTGAAACCTTAGATCTTGGATTGGCAGTCGATTTATCGGCAATCATGCACAAGAAAGATGAAGAAAAGGCAACTCAACTGCCGAAGCCTGCGGGCTACAAAATCCTGTGCGCAATCCCCGAACAGGAGAAAGAGTATGAGGGTGATATCGGGATCATCAAAGCAGACGAGACCTTGCGATACGACGAACTGCTCACTACAGTTTTGTTTGTTGTTGACCTCGGCCCAGACTGCTATATGGACAAGGCAAAGTTTCCCACTGGGCCTTGGTGTCAAAAAGGTGATTTTGTGTTGACTAGACCCAACGCAGGCTCACGTTTACTCATCCACGGACGAGAATTCCGCATCATTAACGACGACTCAGTCGAAGGTGTTGTAGAAGACCCCCGTGGCATCAAACGCAAATAAGGAGCGTACATGTCAAGATTTGGTGGTGAATACAAGTTCCCTGATGAACTTGAAGACGATAAAGCCCAAGAGGTAGATATCCAGATTGAGGGAGATGATGACGTCGAAGTAAAAGTCGTCGATGACACCCCCCAAGAGGATCAATTTGCAACACCTCCTTTGGATGAAAACACACAGCAAGAACTAGAGAAGGCTGATGAGTCCGAGGAGTACACAAAGAACGTAAAAGTCAAGTTCAAGCAATATAAAAAGGCTTGGCATGATGAACGTCGAGCAAAAGAAGCTGCTTTCCGTGAACAACAGGAAGCGCTAACAGTCGCTGAACGCATTCTAGACGAGAATAAAAGACTCAAGTCTATGTTGCAAACTGGCGAGAAAGAATTAATTTCCACGTATCAAAGTTCTGCGGAGATGGAAGTTGACAAAGCTGAACGGAACTACAAGGAGGCTTATGACTCCGGTGATTCTGACAAGCTTTTGGCTGCGCAAAAGGAGTTAGTTCGGGCAGAAATGAAGCTTGATAAAGCAAAAAATTTCAGGCCCACTGTACAAGTTGATGAAAATCGTGTACAAACTACCCAAACTAACCAACCTGCTAGTCAGCAGATGGATCCTAAGGTCGCTAACTGGGTCTCGAACAACCCATGGTTTGTAGACCGAAACAAGTTGGCGATGCGCAAATTTGCTGAAGGAGTCCACGAAGAACTTGCAGAACGGTACGGACGTGGATACATAGGTACTGACGAATATTACGGCAGTATCGATAAAGAAGTCAGACGCAGATTCCCAGAGGAGTTTTCGGCTACTACAAACAACGATGAGGATAAACCTCAACGTACAAAACCAAGCACAGTCGTTGCACCTGCTAGACGTAGTACCGCCCCTAAACAGGTCGTGCTAACAAAGACACAAGTTGCCTTGGCTAAAAAATTGAAGTTAACCAACGAGCAGTACGCTCGTGAAGCAATGAAATTGGAGGCCTAAGATGGCAACAGACGTAAAAGTAGCAGAAAGCAGATTGTCGCGTGAAATGCAGAGCAGAGCAACGCAAGAACGCCCTAAAAAGTGGCAGCAAGCGGAACTCCTTCCTGAGCCTGATAAACAGCCGGGATATGCGTACAGATGGGTTCGGGTAACAGTTCTAGAGAAAGCTGACCAGCGCAACATTACCGGCAAGTTCCGGGAAGGTTGGGAGCCAGTCGCAGTCGAAGAGCAGCCCAAGTTTCAAATGTTAATCGACCCCGATAGTCGATTTAAAAATAATATCGAAATTGGTGGGTTATTGCTTTGCAAGTGCCCGATTGAGTTTATGGAGCAGCGTAATGAACATTTTGCGCAGATCACACAAGCTCAAACGGATGCTGTTGACAATAACCTAATGCGTCAAAGTGACCCGAGGATGCCTCTCTTTAGAGAGAACAAGTCTTCGACAAGCTTTGGCAAAGGTGTTTAATTCAAGGAGTTTTTAAATGGCATATCCTGTCGTATCAGCTCCATATGGGCTGTTGGCACAGAACCTGATTGGCGGTCAAGTATTTGCGGGTTCAACCCGTATGTACCCCATCCAATACGGTTACTCAACCGACATCTTCTATGGTGATTTCGTTGTTCTATCCCGTGGCTTCGCCACACGCGCCTCAGTTTCTACTGGCACTGGTTTGAACCAGACTACCGGTATCTTCTTGGGCTGCACATTCACCAACCCTCTGACTAAGCAAAAGCAGTTTTCACAATACTGGCCTGCAAGCACCGCCGCTGGCGATTGCCAAGCCTACGTGTTGGATGATCCTGATGCTGTGTTCAAGGCTGTTGTGTGTTCTTCTGGCACTACTGTCGCTTCTGGCGCTTTGGCGATGATTGGCACAAACGTGTCAGCTATCAATAACACCGGTAGTACAACTACTGGCAACTCTGCTAACGCAGTTTTGGCTCCTGTTGACACTCCTGTCACCACCACTCTGCCTTTGCGCGTGATTGATGTTGTGCATGACACAGCAGTTGATTTAGGTACAGCTATTTTCAGTTCAGGTACAACCACCTTGACCGTGAGTGCTCTGCCTTTCGCATTGCCAGTTGGTACAGACGTTTCTGTGTTGACCACAAACGGTCAGCTTGCACAGACAGGTTCTTTTGTTGATACCGCAGCCGCAGCAGGCGCAACTTCTGTTGTGCTGAACCAAGCCGCCACATTCACATTGAACTCTGGTGTTTACACATCGACTGTGGTTTTCACTCAGTATCCTGAAGTCTTGGTTAAGTTGAACCAAGGTTTGCACGGTTACTATTCCGCCACTGGCGCATAAGGAGTTACTTAAATGGCTATTTCACGCGCACAACTACTGAAGGAACTCCTTCCCGGTTTGAATGCTTTGTTTGGTTTGGAATATGCTCGCTACGGCGAGGAACATAAAGAAATTTATGAAACCGAAACTTCAGAGCGTTCTTTTGAAGAAGAGACCAAACTGTCTGGTTTCTCTGCTGCTCCAGTTAAAAACGAAGGCCAAGCCATCGCTTATGACAATGCACAGGAAGCATGGACTGCTCGATATAACCACGAAACCATTGCTTTGGGTTTCTCGCTGACCGAAGAGGCCATCGAAGATAACTTGTACGACAGCTTGTCTGCTCGTTACACCAAAGGTCTGGCTCGTGCTATGTCTTATACCAAGCAGGTTAAAGCTGCTGCTGTTTTGAACAACGGTTTCTCTGCCGCTTATACCGGTGGTGATGGCGTCGCTCTGTTCAGCACTGCTCACCCGCTGATTAACGGTGGCACTAACTCCAACCGTCCTTCCACCGCTGCTGACTTGAATGAAACTTCGTTGGAAAACGCTGTTATTCAGATCGCTGCTTGGACAGACGAGCGTGGTTTGTTGATCGCTGCTAAGCCTAAGAAGTTGATTGTTCCTCCTTCATTGCAATTCGTGGCTACCCGCCTGTTGGAAACCAGCCTCCGTGTTGGCACAACTGACAACGATATCAATGCACTGAAGAACAACGGTTCTATCCCTGAAGGATATACACAGAACCACTTCTTGACCGATACCAATGGTTGGTATCTGACTACTGACGTGCCTAACGGTATGAAGCATTTTGTCCGTACTCCGCTGTCTAACAGCATGGACGGCGACTTCGACACCGGCAACGTGCGTTACAAGTCTCGCGAGCGTTATTCTTTTGGATTCTCTGATCCATTGGGAATGTTTGGCTCACCCGGAGCTTGATAGGTTCAGTACGGCAGAGGTGACTGGCCTGCTACTAGGGCTCCTACGGGAGCCCTTTTTATTTGTTGCACGCCATTTTTTTTTAGTGTATATTGCAACTATTCCGGGCTTCCCGGTGTATCTGACAGTCCCGGCTGACGACATGCAGACAGATACGCCTAACTTGCATGTAAGGAAATTATCATGGCACGCAGTACATTTCAAGGCCCAATTCGTTCTTTGGGCGGCATCTATCAGCAAGGCCCAGCCTCTGTTGTTGAAATCACAGCTAGTACCACTTTGAGTCCTGAAGCTCATGGAGGGCGAATCATTAGCGTTGGTGGATCATTGGCCGCAGCACTTACGCTAACGCTGCCAACTATCAACACTTCTACCAATCCCACAACTTCTGGTCCTGGTCAAGACCCCAATACGTTGAACAACGAAGGCGTTGTCTACACAATCTGGGTTCCTACCACCATCTCCACTAGCTCGTTAAAGATTGCTACTGACGGTACTGACAAGTACGTTGGCACAATCATCATGAACGACACCGATGCAGATGGAGCCACTTTAGTTGGTTTCTTTGCCGCCGCCGCAAACGACTTCATCAATTTGAACGGAACTACCACTGGCGGTGTTGCAGGTTCATGGGTGCAGATTGTTGCTGTCGCTGCTCTAAAGTACATGGTCAACGGCACAGTGATGGGTACTGGCACTGTTGCAACCCCGTTTGCTAACTCTTAATCAACCGAATGGGGCTTCGGCCCCTTTTTAAAGGAGATTGATTATGGCAATGCAAACAGACGTTAAATCAACGGCTGCGGCTGCTAATGCAACTACTACTATTTTTGGCGGCCCAGCCCGCATTAAAGGTATATCAATTAGTTACTCAACAGGAGCAACGGTTGTGTTAAATGATGGTACAGGCGGCACTGCTAGATTTTCTTTCACTGCGCCAGCGGCGGCAGGGGCTATTTATATTCTGATGCCCGGTGAGGGAATTAGATGTGATACCAATATATCTGCCGTAGTATCTGCAACGACAACCGCAGTAGTGTTCTATGGCTAAATCTCCTGCATGGACACGCAAGGAAGGCAAGAACCCCAAAGGCGGACTCAACGCCAAGGGCCGAGCCTCTGCGAAAAAGCAAGGGATGAATCTGAAACCCCCTCAACCAGAGGGCGGCAGCAGGCGCGACTCTTTTTGCGCCAGGATGACTGGGATGAAGAAGAAACTTACATCCGAGAAGACAGCCAAAGACCCAAACAGTCGGATTAACAAAAGCCTGCGGGCTTGGAAATGCTAAGGACATACCATGGGAAAACTAAACAAAAAAGCTCCAGAGGGTATGGAGCGTTATCGTGGTCAAGGCGAAACAAGCGCCAAGGACTTAACACCCAACCCAAAAGAACTTGTTTTGGAATCCGCTGCTGGTGATATTGAGCGCACAAACCGGGGGATGAACCCCACTGCAAAGAACGAATACAACCGTCGTATGCAGCAAGAAGCTGGCGGGCG